ACAAAGATCACGTTTTTGCGGCAAATGACGTGCTTTATTTATCGCCAATAGCGCGGCGCGGCTGGGCTGGGCTGGGTTTAATTAAGTTTGCAGAGCGGTGCCTACGTGCAGATGGAGTGAGTGTTATGGCGATCAACACAAAAGTGCATCGACCATTTGACGCGGTTTTAAAGCGGCTGGGCTTTGAACAGGCCGAACGAGTTTATACTAAATTTCTGGGTGATAACTGATGGCAGTCACAGCGGCAGTATTTTCGACGGCTGGCTTTGCCGCTGGAGTTGGCTACGTGGTTACCAGCACAATCACGGGTTATATTTTAACATCAATGGCAACATCTATGGTTTTGGGCGCATTGTCACCAAAGCCAAAATTTGGCGGTCTATCTGCGGGCGCATCGAGCGGCGAGGCAAGCAATCGCGGCTATAGTGTCACGGCCAGCGGATCGGCACTTGATCATCAGATAATATATGGAAAAATGCGGGTTGGCGGCGCGCGTTTATTTGATCATACGACTGGAGGTGACAATAAGTTTTTGCACCGCGTGCTTGGTTTTGCAGGGCACGAAATAGAAGAATTTGAAACGATTTACATTAACGACGATGCGGCAACGATTGACGGCAATGGCAACGTCACAACACCCAGTCGATACAGCGGTGTCATTAATATTCAAAAGCACCTTGGCGCTTCTGATCAATCAGCCGACGCAGGGCTAGTCAGCTCGGTCACAGATTGGACTGCTGATCACAGATTGCGCGGAATTGCCTATTTATATTGCAAATTCACATATGACGCAGATAAATTTCCAAACGGCTTGCCCGAAATTACTGCGGTTATAAAAGGCAAAAAAGTTTATGACCCGCGATCAAGTGCAACCGCTTGGTCGGACAATCCAGCATTATGTGTGCGCGACTACATTTTGTCATCTGGCCATGGTCTTGGCGAGGCTGCGGCCAACATCGATGACACGTCAGTCACAGTGGCGGCAAATATATGCGATCAGACAAACACGACAGAATCAACGACGCGCTACACGTCAAACGGAGCATTTACCACGGCAATTCAGCCAAGTGCGTTTCTGACTAATATACTGACGTCAATGTCTGGAACGCTTTGGTATGCTCAAGGCAAATGGCGCATGAAAGCTGGCGCGTTTACTGCGTCGGAATTGTCGCTTGATGAAAACGATTTGCGCAGTGGAATTACAGTTTCAACTAGGCATTCGCGACGAGATAACTTCAACGAAATAAAAGGCACTTTCAAAGGCGACGAAAGTAATTACCAAGTGACCGACTTCCCGCCTGTCACAAATTCTGCATTTGTCACGGCTGATAATGGTCAAGTCAGTGCCGCTGACGTTGAATTGCCATTCACAGACAATTCGATTGAGGCGCGCCGCATTGCGCGGATTATGCTTGAAAGCAACCGCCAGCAATTAACAATCAGAGCAAGTTTTGGAATGCGCGCTCTGGCTCTCCAAGTTGGCGACACAGTTGCGATCAGCAATACGCGATTTGGCTGGTCTGGCAAATTGTTTCAGATTACCGAATGGAAATTTGGCTTAGGCGACGAACTTGGTTTTGGCGTTGAGATGACGCTGAAAGAAACAGCCGCCAGCATTTATGATGAAGTTGACGATGGCATCGTATACGAGCGGGACAATACAACTTTGCTGTCGCCGTTTGATGTGCCGAATGTCGGAATTAGCTTGTCCAGCGAATTGCGCACAGTGCGTGGCAAAGTTATGTCTGTTCTGCTCGCAGATATTACCGCATCAAGCGATTTAATTGACACTGTTGAAGCGCAGTTCAAAAAAACAAGCGACACGAATTATTCGCCACTTTCAGTTTCCAGCGGCTATACTGGCACGCTGCGCGCCGAGAGCTTTGGTATTGTTGATGGTTATTATGACGTGAGAGCCAGAGCAATAAATGCTTTGGGCGTGCGCGGCGACTTCAACACTGTATCAAATTTTTATGTTGACGCGTTGGGCGCAATTCCTGCCGACGTGACAAACTTTAGCGGAAATGTTGTCTCGTCTACGTTGCACCTAAATTGGACGCCTGTCCCTGATCTTGATCTTGCATACTACAATATCAGATATTCAAATCAGACCAGCGGCGCGACTTATTCATCGTCTGAAGATTTGGCGCAAGTTGTATCCAGCACGTCCAGCATATCTGTGCCTGCAGTTTCTGGCACTTATTTTATCAAAGCGGTTGACGCATCGACAAGCGGTTCAAATGTCTCGGCAAATCCGACCAGCTTTATCGTCACAAATGTTGACATCAATGATTTGAATGTCGTTGCCACGTTGACGGAAAACCCGTCGTTCTCTGGGTCCAAAACTAGCACAGTTAAAGACGCGGAAAACAATTTGCTACTGACGCAATCAGCCGGATCGTTTGCGTCTGAGGGAATATATTTCTTTGCAAACTCAATTGATCTTGGTCAAAAATACACAAGCCGAATTTCAAGCAATGTCACCATGCTGCGATTTGATCAGACCGACACGTTTGACAGTGCGTCTGGTTTTTTTGACAGCCGCGCGGGATTGTTTGACGGTGATCCTGACGCCTTTGATGACGTTTCATTTCAGATGCAGGAACGACATACAGATGACAATCCGAGCGGGTCTCCAACATATACAGATTGGTCTCCGTTTACGATCAGCGACATTGCAGCACGCGCGTTTCAATTCAGGATAAAATTGCAAAGCACAAATACGCAAGCATCTCCGCTGATTAGCACGTTGTCTGCAACCGTTGACATGCCTGACCACACCGCCTCTGAAAGTGACATCACGTTCACTGGCAGCAAAGCTGTGACATTTGCCAAAGCATTTAAGGAAACACCGTCCATAGGACTGTCGCTGGCAAATCTCGCAGATGGAGATCGATACACGATCACAAGCAAGTCGCGCACTGGCTTTACTATCAACATTCTAACGGGCAATTCAGCCAGCACAAACGCGATCACTATGGATTATGTCGCCAAAGGCTTTGGCAAGGAGATCACATGAGTCAGCATGATTTTAATATCGGGAACCAGTTATTCCCAGCGACACGCACAGACCTCAATAATGCGTTAATTGCGCTTGCGTCAAACTCATCAGGCGCGTCGGCACCCGCGACAACCTACGCAAATCAATTTTGGTACGAGACAGACACAAACAAACTGCAAATCCGAAACGAGGCAAATTCCGCTTGGATCACAATCGCTACACTTGATCAATCGGGCGGCTCAGTGCAATCGATTAACACGTCGGCATTGACCTTGGGCGGCGTTGCAATCAGTGCAACGTCTGCTGAAATCAACCAACTTGACGCGATTACGCGCGGGTCGATTTTGTATGGTAATGCAAGCGGCGCAACGGCGAGACTTGCTAAAGGTGCAGCCGCTCAAGTGCTAACTTCAAACGGCACGGATATTTCGTGGTCAGACGTGCCATATCCATCGAGCGGAGCGTTAGAATTAATTGCAACTTTGACAGCAAGCAATAGTACGACACTCACTTTCACAGGTTTTAACGGCAGCACATATGGCTCGTATTTGTTTAAATTTAATATTGTTTGCGTTAATAACTTCGTAAATTTAGTTGCCCGTGTCAGTACAGACGGCGGTTCCAGCTACCTCAGTGGTAGTAGCGATTATTATTCAGGTGGCAACACCAAAGATCATATGGAATTTTCGGGTGGGAGTATCAACAAAATTGGCGACCTTACTTGTGCCAGTCCTGAAAGCACCATCACTCAATGTGCGTTTTCCTCTTATATTTCGGGTGGCGGGGCAGTCCCTGATCCCTTGGCCAACGGCTTAAGAAACAGTTATTTCCTAAACACAACGGCAATAAATGCTATTCAATTTTATTTACAGCAAGGACCAAGTAGCGGAGGAAACTTTTCCGTTGGAACAATCCGTGTTTACGGATTTAAAAAGTAGAGGAGATTACTATGCCAAGATTTAACAATATTGATGGTGTAGACGTCCAGTTTACAGCGGAAGAAGAATCCGCTTGGGACGCTGAGTTCCCAGAGTACGACCCTGACTACGCAATTGCTGTAGATACAAGAGAAAAACGCGATGCACTACTAGCCGTTTCCGATTGGCGCGCAGGCAGCGACGTCACGATGTCAACCGCATGGCGTAATTATCGGCAAGCGTTGCGTGATGTACCAAGCCAATTGCCGCGTGAAATAACATGGCCGACTGAACCCAATGCCTGACATTTCAGACCGCGTGGGTCAGCTTGAACGGGACATGATCGCCTTGCAAACGACCGTCCAAATCCAACACAAAGAGCTATTCACGCGCATCAAAAAACTTGAAAATGTGTTGATTGCATCGACAGGCGCGATATTGCTGACGTGCGTTACGATCTTGATCAAAATGCAGTGACATACGTTTTCATTTTGATTTTATGGCAAGGAATTGGAACTGATCGGAAAATCATAGCAGAAGTTGAATTTGTCAGTTTGCAAAGTTGCCTAATTGCGGCGCAGCTTTTGGTGAAAAGATACGGATATGAGACGCCACGAGATCGCGCGCTGGCGTACTGCGTGCCAAAGCGTGTCAGCCCAGAGGCATAAGCGAGGCTGAGCATGATTGATCCCGTCACAGCATTTGCGGCGGCGCAGGCGGCTTATAAGGGCGTTAAAATGTTGGTCGGTGCAGGCCGCGAAATACAAGACGTCACAAGCCAACTCGGAAGTTGGTATGAGGCTTGCGCAGATTTAACAAAAGCTGAAAGCCAGCGCAAAAACCCGACGCTATTGGATAAAATGAGCCACGGCGAAACCAATATTGAGCGCGAGGCGCTGGATATAATTGTGCGCCGCAAACAACTTTTACAGAAGGAAAAAGAAATCAAGTTTATGCTTGATTTTAGATTTGGAGTTGGAACCTATGATGAAATGCTTCAGATGCGTCGGTCAATTCGCAAAGAGCGCGAGGAAACAGTATATCGTCAAATGGAGGCCAAACGGCAGATCGCGAATAACGCAGTGATCGGCGCGCTTGGTTTTTTCATTATAGGCACATTGGGCGGCGGGATTTACTTGCTGACTTTGGCATTATGATCCCAGCGCTTGTGCTGTCGGTTACGTTAGCGAGTTCACTGCTAAAGCCCGACACCATTGCTTGTCATTTGTGGAAGCGGATCACAGACCCGTCAGGTCAGAAAATCTGCGTTTATCGCGGCAAAAATTCAACATTTGGTTATCACTACGTGACTGACACTGGCGGTGTTGGCGATTGGGCGCAGTGTCCAAAGGTTTTCCAATGCAAATATCAACCAAAAAACAAACGACCAACGATTGGCGAGATCATGCAAGGGATTAAAGGAGGCTTTAAATGACACCAGAGAAATTAGACGCATGGCGCATCGTTCCGCGCTTATTAATCTTGAGTTACATGATTGTGTTTTACCAAACCTGCAATTGGTTTATGGCGCTGGATTTGCCAAATAATGCGCAGGCTGGATTTGTCAGCGTCATTGTTGGCGCGGGTGCGGCTTGGTTTGGGTTGTATCTTAATGGCAGTGCAAAGAAATGATAGGCGCGTTGATAGGGCCGCTGACGTCATTGGTCGGATCTTGGATGGACTCAAAGGCAGAGCAGCAGCGCGGCAAGCAAACTGTCGCCAGAGTAAAGGCCGAGAGCGAGGCGGCAGTGATGGTGAGCGCTGCGACTAGCACAGCCGATTGGGAAAAGCTGATGGCCGAGGGGTCAAAGTCTAGCCTCAAGGATGAGTTTTTCAGCGTGATCCTAGCAGCGCCCTGCATCCTAGCCTTCTGCGGCGAGTGGGGCCGCACAATTGTTTCGCAGGGATTTGTCGCGCTTGAGGCTATGCCAGAATATTACAGATATTTTCTAGGC